AGTGGATCGTATTACACTAAGACACTGTTCTTTGAGTACGACACCGTGGCTAAGCCTGTAGCTAAGTTCACACTAAAGGATGAAGATCACCTAGCGAATGGGGTCTTATACCCAAGTCTAAGAAAACTTTACCTCTCCACTGATGACCCTACAGGATACCTTTTTTCCGAAGAGCATCTAGCCGGATGGAAACATTGGAAAGCGATCAAAAGGCAAAACTGGTTTCAAGAGCACCTCGCCGAGTGGGAAGACGAACTCACAGTAAGACATATGTCCCGCGCCCTCTCTGAGCTAAAGGAGGAGGCAAAGAACGGTAAGAACAAGTACACAGCTAATAAACTACTCCTTGAACAAGGTTGGGTTCCGAATGATAAGCGTAAGGTAGGGCGTACTACTAAAGAAGCTATCCGGCAGGAAGCTCACAAGATCTCAGCTGCTAAGAGTGATATCGATAACGACCATCTCCGACTTATAAAGAGTTAAAAACTAACCAAAGGAAAATACAATGGCTAACCCAAGTCTCCCAAGTAAAGAAAAGAAGATTGATTATGACGGTCTTCACCTAGAAGTAGAAGGAATCATCGTCAACGACAAAGTGCTCATTGGTGCTCAGTCTGCTAACGTAGCTGATGCAGTAGTCGCACATTCCATTACTGATACAGCCACCCAGCTTGACGCTGCTAATGAGACAGAGCTCGAAGGTTTCTATGACGCCCTTGGTGTAAAGATCAACGCCATCTTAGCTATCCTTGAAGCCCAAGGACTTATGGCAGACACCTAGGAGCTTTTATGTTACATATAGCCGGGTTTACACACGAACCTAAGTTATCCCCACATGAATAAAAAGGCAGAGATAAGGTATAGAGCCGAGAACGACCTAGTGTTCTTTATCAACCTAGTACATCCTCTCAGACTAGTGGGTGCTATTCACGAAGAGCTTTGTCAGAGGTGGGACCGTGATGGTCATAAGTCACATCAAGTAGTCCTCCTCCCACGAGACCACGGTAAATCTGCTTACGTAGGATACAGAGTTGCTCAGGCAATTGTCAAGAACCCGGCTGTCCGAGTGCTCTATATCTCCAGTACTGCTAACCTAGCTACTAAGCAACTGAAGTTTATCAAGGACATACTCTGCAGTAAAACAGTACGGACATACTGGCCTGATTTAGTTAACGAGGAGGAAGGTAAACGTGAGAAGTGGACAGAGACGGAAATTTCAGTTGATCACCCCTTGCGTAAAGAAGAGAATATACGAGATGCTACCGTGTTTACAGCGGGGCTTACTACTGGCATTACCGGTCTCCATTGCGATATCGCTGTTATGGATGACGTGGTAGTTAAGGAGAATGCTTACACTGAAGAAGGTCGGAGTAAAGTTCGTGGTCAGTATTCTCTTCTTAGCTCGATTGAAGGCGCTGATGCTCAACAGTGGGTGGTGGGAACGCGCTATGATCCTAATGATCTCTATAACGACCTAGCGTCTATGACTGTTGATACTTACGATGACTTCGGTACCGTAGTGTTCGAGGAACCTTTGTACGAGGTATTTGAAAGACAAGTAGAGGACACAGGGATTGGTAATGGAGAATTCATCTGGCCTCGTCAACAAAGACATGATGGAAAATGGTTCGGGTTCAATCAGGAGGTGCTTGCTAGAAAAAGGGCACAGTACCTCGATCAAACACAATTCCGGGCACAGTACTACAACAATCCTAATGACACGTCTGAAGCCCCAATCGATAGGACTCTTTTCCAATACTACGATAGGCACAAGCTCACTAAGATCCAAGGATACTGGCACTATAACGGTAAACGGTTAAACATCTTTGCAGCAATTGACTTCGCGTTCTCCCTTAAGAAAGAAGCTGATTTCACAAGTATAGTAGTCCTTGGAATTGACTTCGACAGAAACTACTACATCCTTGATATCAAACGTTTCAAAACAACTAGTATCAAAGAGTACTTCGATAACATCCTCTCCCTTTACAGTGTCTGGGACTTCCGTAAGCTACGTGCAGAGATCTCGGTTGCTCAGAAGATAATCGTCGAGGACCTGAAGACTAATTATATCCGTGCGTATGGACTCTCTCTTTCTATTGACGAGTTCAGACCAAATCGCCACGAGGGTACTAAAGAAGAACGTATGACAGCTACACTGAACCCGAGGTACGAGAACCAACAGGTCTGGCATTATAAAGGTGGTAATTGTCAAATCCTTGAAGAAGAGCTTGTACTACGTTTTCCACCCCACGATGATGTAAAAGATGCTCTGACCGCGGCTGTAGATGTAGCAGTAGCTCCTAGTAGCAATAATTACATGGCTCGTAGAAAAGGTGCAGAGATGAGGCAGAAACTAAGTAACGTAAGGTTCGGAGGCATAGGCTAGATGGCTGGTAAGACACTTGACATACGTGACATCATCGTACCTGATCAGTTAGCTAATGAGATAGCTAATCAGTGGCTGACTTGGGAAACGTTCCGTAACTCATGGAAGAAACAGAAGGTAGAGATCCGGGAGTACGTCTTCGCGGTCGATACTACCCACACGAGTAATGAATCTCTGCCTTGGAACAACAAGACACATATCCCAAAGCTTTGTCAGATAAGAGATAATCTTATAGCTAATTACATGGCTACAGTCTTTCCTAAGCGTAAGAATGTTATTTGGGAAGGCGCTGGAGAAGATGATGAGACACCTGAGAAGAGTGAAGCTATTCGTGATTACATGGGGTGGGCGATCTCTCAGAAGGAGTTTAAAGATGAGATACTTAAGTGCATCTCTGATTACGTAGATGATGGGAACACACTAGTAACAACTCAATGGATTGATGAAACAACCGAAGACGAAAATGGTTTAGAGAAGCCCGGATTTGTAGGCCCTAGGCCAAAGAGGTTGAACCCATTTGATGTAGTGTTGAACCCGATTGCTCCAAGTGCAAAACAGTCTCCTAAGATTGTTCGTAGCCTCTGGACTATGGGGGAAGCTAAAGCTGTCATCGATCAAATGACTAAGACAGTGGAAGAGAAGGAGATAGCTGAGGGTGTATGGGAATATATGCTCGGTGTACGTGACCAAGCTTCTAACTACGGAGGTGACTTCAAGGAAGTAGATGAGTACCTGCAGATGGATGGATTTGACTCTTACCGTCATTACCTCGGTAGTAATTATGTAGAACTACTTTCCTTTTATGGAGATTTCTTTGACACTGAGAAAAAAGAGTTGTTGAGGAATGCTTTCATAGTAGTGGTCGACAGAACTAAGATAATTATAAAAAGACAACACCCTTCTCGTTCTGGAGCACTACCTATTCACCACGCAGGTTGGAGGATTCGTCAAGACAATATCTGGGCAATGGGGCCTCTTGATAATCTCGTAGGGATGCAGTATCGTATCGACCACGTAGAGAACATGAAGGCTGATATACTCGATCTCACTACATACCCACCTATTAAGGAAAAGGGTATAGTCGAAGACTATGAATGGGGGCCTTTCGAGAGAATCCGTGTAGACCAAGACGGTGACGTTGAGCTTATGTCACCTAAGATTGATACACAGCAGGTTAACATAGAGATTCAGTTATATGAAACTCGGATGGAGGAGATGGCTGGTAGCCCTAAAGAGGCTATGGGTTTCCGGACTCCCGGGGAGAAAACTAAGTACGAAGTACAACGTCTAGAGAATGCAGCTAGTCGTATCTTCCAGAGCAAGATCAATCAATTCGAAGAACAAATAATCGAACCAATTCTGAATGATATGCTTGCTCTCGCACGGGACAACCTAACCGAAACTACGATCAGAGTAATTGACGACGAGTTTAAGAGTGTTGCTTTCCGTAACTTGACTAAAGAAGATCTCTCGGCACAAGGTAAGTTGAAGCCAGTTGCTGCTAGGCATTTCGCAGAGAAAGCTGAGATGGTACAGAACTTGAACACCTTCTTCTCTTCTCCTGCTTATGCTGATCCTGCTGTAGCTATGCATTTCTCAGGTATCCGTATAGCAGAAGCACATGAGCAATTACTTGAGATTGAGGACTTCGATATAGTAGCTCCTTATATCCGTCTCTCAGAACAAGCTGATGCTCAGAGAAGGGCTAATGTAAATGAAGAGCAGGTAGCTGTAGAGTCTCAAATCCCTAGTGGGGTAACTCCTGATGACTTCGATGACGAGCTAGATGAACCAGAAGGTGTAGAAGATGGTATCTAATATCTGGACAAAGCATTTAGACAAGGACCAAAGGGATAGTTTCAAAGAGTACCTGCTTAACGATAGTCAGATACTAGAAGCTCTAGAGGCTGTGCTTCTCAGAGAACTGGACATAGTTTATGACCAAATGGCAAGTGAGGTAGACTACTCAACTGATTGGTCACACCTTCAAGCCCACAGGAACGGGAAGCTAGAACTCCTGAATAAACTACAAAAACTTACAGAACACTTAGGACAAGATTAATGGCCCATAAAACTCCGAGCAATGTAAAGATGACCAAGAGTCTCTATAACAGTAATACTGAAGAAAGAGTCCAAAGAGGCTCTCAGAGGAATCGTTCAGTAGACCCGGGTCAGAAGACTAGATCCAAGATTCAAAAGAAAAGTTCTCAGGTACGGAACCGTAAGACACCGGCACAACGTAAAAAGGCTAGTGAGAAAACTTTGATAAAGGATATGAAGTCCTTTAATCCAGGAAATAGAAGATAAACAAAAGGAGCCGACCATGGCTAACGAACTATTCCAAGAAACTACAATTACTGAGACCCCAGTAGAAAACGCTTATGAGACACTCGTAGGAGAAGGTAAAAAATTCTCTGATCAAGAGAGCCTAGCTAAAGGTAAACTTGAGAGTGATACCCATATATCTAATCTAGAGCAAGAGAATAACGAGCTCCGGGAAGATTTAAATAAGCGTATTACCCTCGACGAGTTCATGACCAAGATGGACGAAAGACAGACCGTTAGTACTTCAGAAGAACCAATTCAGAATGAACCCGGACCTGAGAGCAAAGACGTTGACGTTTCCGCTTTGATACAAGAAGAGTTATCTAAACGGGATGCTGTCAATGAACTGGATAATAACCTTTCTGAGTGTGTCACTAAGATGCAGGAAGCTTGGGGAAATTCAGCTAATCAGATGCTTAATCAAAAGGCCAAAGAAATAGGTATGCCGGTCGGTAGATTAGAGCAGTATGCCAAAAACGATCCCCGTGTCTTTCAACAACTCCTCGGCCTTAATACAGGACCAGCTGAGAGACAGACTACTATAGCACCAACTGTAGACACTAACCGTATGCCTACGACCAACAAAGGCGTTAAGAACTACGCTTATTACGAGAAGATGAGACAAGAAGACCCCCGTCTCTATAGTGATAAGAAGGTACAGATGGAAAAGCATGACGCAGCTATGTCAATGGGATCTTCATTCTATGACTAACAGAAAACTTAATACTAACGGAGATGAGAAATGAGTGGATTTTCTACAAACACTAACGAACATCTGATCCGAAGTGAACTCTGGTCTCGTGAGATCAAGGATGTACTTGAGGAAGAGCTGTTCGCAATGCGTTACGTAGACATGATTACTGATTTTCCGGATGGGGACCAACTTACAATCCCTAGTCTCGGTCAAGCAGAGATCAATGACTACGTAGAGGGTCAAAGCATCAAGTACACCGCAATGGATACTGGTGAGTTTACCTTTACGATCACTGAGTACAAAGCTTCGGCTACGTACATTACACGGAAGATGAAACAGGACAGCTTCTATATGTCCCGACTTGTATCTTCTTTTGTGCCTAAGCAAGCACGAGTGATTATGGAAGCGATGGAAGAAGACGTCTTAGGTATTGCCCAACCTGCTGCTACTGGTGGACAGACTGCGGACGATCTAAATGCCATCAACGGTGCAAACCATCGGTTCGTAGGTGGTGGTACAAACGAGGTTATCGAAGTACAAGATTTTGCCCGGGCTAAGTTCGCTCTACGCAAAGCCAACGTGCCTATGAAAAACCTTACAGCTATCGTTGACCCGAGTGTTGAATACGAGCTTAGTACACTTACTAATCTTACCAACGTCTCGAACAACAAACAATGGGAAGGTATCGTCCGTGACGGTATGTCAACTGGTATGAGGTTCTTCATGAACATCTACGGGTTCGATGTATATGTCTCTGACTTCCTGACTTCTGGACTAGCCGAAACTATTGATGGTAAAACTACTACTGTCGGTATCGGGAACTTGTTCTTTAGTTCTGCCCCAGACGTAATGCCTTTCGTGGGTAATGTTCGTCAGGCTCCTATTGTCGATAGTGAGTACAACAAAGACCTTCAGAGGGAAGAGTACGTTACTACTTCTCGTTGGGGCTTTAAATTGTACCGTCCTGAAAATGTTGTTACTGTCATCACTGACAATGACCAAGTATCCTAAGGAGGGAACACAATGAGTTGGCTT